ATAGCCTTTCGCCACCCCGTTATCGCCGATAATGGGTTCCTTATTGACCGGCATCGATCCGCGCCAATCAGCGGTCTCGTCGGTAAAAATCCCCGAGAGGATACCGATCTGAGTCATGTCACTACAATGGCGAGCGTCGTGTCATGCGGGCTGTTGGTGGCGCCGGGCAGCGTCTGGCGCACAATAGGCGCATCGGTTCCCGCGACCAACCCGGCCCCGATGATCTCATTGCCGTACAGCACATATTTGCCGCCGACATTGTTGATAAGGGTGAGGCTCGCACCTTGCGGCGCGCCCAGCAAGAGCGCGGCATAGCCTGCTGATGCCAGCGCCGAAGCGTCGGACAACACAAGATCGGGCAGGGTAATGATGGAATCGTCGCTTTCGACCTCGAACGGCCACCAGATCGCCCGTGGATATTGACCGGAGCCGCGCGCCGTATTGCGGGGCAGTTGCGCGCAAGGGATTGTGGATGTCTCCGCGCGCAGGAACGCCTTACCATCGGCCATCGCCTTGCGCGTTTCGCTGCTGATGGTCTTGCCCATGCCCGGCGCGATGCGAAACGCCGCCCATGCCGCGACCGTGTTGATGGCGCTGTCTGGAATGCCCAGCACATCAGTGGGTTGGCCTGTGCCGAACACAGCGGGGAAGTTGTAAGCCAGCGCCATGCCTTCAGCCTGCCATTCCGCCATCATTGCATCGACGCGGCGCAAGGCGCTGGCGTCCTCACCCGGCGAACGATCGAACTCGTAGCCCGCGCGCCCGCATTCCTCGAAGATCATATCGAGCAGCGCGGCCTTCGTCGCGGTGGAAGGCGTCAGGCTCAGCACGTCAGTAACCGACGCCGAGCGTGACCTCGAACTTGTTGCCGGCGGGGGACGCGTCCGAGATAATGTTCCAATAAACGGCGCTGCCGTCGCTATTCGGCATAATCGTGAACACCTCAGTGGCGCCCGGCGCGATCGTCGGAGCGCCCGCCAGCGTTATAGCATCGGCGTCGGCCTTTGGTCCCGCGAGGAATGCAACGCGCACCGTGTCATAGTTGACTAGCCGGGCCTGGATAGGGCCGGAAAGCGGCCCAAGATTCTGCGAGGTTGCCAACCGTGTGGCCGCAACCGTCTGCTCGTTCTTGGTCTTGTAATTCAGAGCGATCGGCTGCGTTACATAACTCATTTCGTCACCTTCACAACCTTGCGGTCAGGCTCTTTCGCCTCGACTGCGGCCTCTTCATCCGGCGTCGGCTTGTGCGAGACCCAGCCATCGCCCAGCGCAATATCAAGCTCTTCCTTATCCGCGACGATGACGTAATCGAACCATTCGCCGTCCCACTCGAATTGTGAGCCCGGCTTATAGAGCATTCCCGGAAATTCCATGACCGACTCCAATGTAATGGCGGGGCCGAAACCCCGCCATTCCCCCGTCACGCGATGCGATAGGTGACGAAGGTGTTCGCAGCGGTCTTGACGGTGCGGAACCGTGCCGAAACAACGGTCAGCACCGTGGCCGTTCCCACGATGGTGTGGCCCGTCGATGCGGTCACGGTCAGCGTGTTGCCGCCCGTATTGATGCACGCCCAGTCGAAGAAGTCGTTCACGGCAAAGGTGCAAGCCGCGTCGATCAGGGCGCCCGTGTCGAGCGTCGCGGTAACCGCTGCTGCCGACGTGGTGGTGACGATGCCCGTCAACAGGATGGCTGCGGTCAAGGTGCCAGTGGCGTTCAGTGTGCCCGGAGTGGTGTAGAGGCGCTGGTCAAAGATAACCGGACCGGTGCCGACGTTGTAGGTAACTGGCGCACCGCCCGCCTGGATCGTCACCAGCGTGGCGTTGGTAAAGGCCGAAGTCGTGTTCAGGCCCGAACCGCTGAACGTGACTGTCGGAACCGGCGTGGGATAGTTGGCAAGAGCGGGATAGCTCAAAACGCTGTAGTTCTGAGTGCTGGTGGTTGCCAGAGCGCTCGATGCCGGAACGGTGATCGTCGCGGAGCCGTATGCTTGAATAATCGTGGAAGCCATGGTGTTAATTCCTCGAATGGGCGCAAGAATAGGCGGGGATTTTCACCCAGCCTATCGTCGTCAGGTCTGCGAGAACATCTCGATTCCGCTCATCTCAGGCTGTTTATTCACCAGCCCGAAGTACGAGTCCCACCGATACTTGCAACTCAGGTCGCCAATTGATCCCTGCCGGGTCATGAGGACGGTGATCCCGCCCGCAGTCGTCGCGCTGGTCACGGCCATCCCGGAATCGGTTGCCGGCTGATAGCGGCCCGGAATGATCTCGAAGGCATCACCTTGCCAGAACGGATTGACCTGTGCGGCAACGGTGTTCAACCAAGTGATCGCCGCCGTGCTGGCTGGTGTGGCGGAACAGTTCTGGTACTGCTTCTCAGGGTCCGATGCGCCGCCTGCCGAGATGATCGGCGGCGAGATGACCAGCGTGGTCGTGCTGGGCGCCGAAATCACCCGGAACGTCTTGAGTGATCCGGTGTCCGCCTTGGTGATGTGGTGCACCTCGTTGACGCCGGCAATCGTGAAGGCGTCCCCTGCTACAATGCCGGTGGCGCTGTTGACGGTGATCGTCTGATAGCGGTTGTCGACGTTGCTGACCTCGCCCGTCGCCGCGACCGAAGTGGCCTTGGGGACGTAGTACTGATTGGCGGCATTGAGCGTGATGCCCGAACCGACAGCGGCGGCCTTGCGGTAGGAATAGTCGAGCTTGTAAGTATCGAAACTGGAAACGCGCCCAACCTTGGCGGCCTCATAGGCGGTCAGCGACTTGCTGTTGTCCAGCGTGCGGCTCGCCAGGTTCGACGCCATGTTGTTGTAGTCGCTGCTGGACAGGACAAGTTTGCGATCGGTCATCGGCACGCCGACGCGGTTCATGGCGTTGTCGATCGCCGCGACGTCGTCAAAGCCAGCCGCCGCACCAGAACGCTTGATGAACATGGTGCCAGTCAAGGCCGCCAGATCCGAGCAACGCTGATTGATGTAGGAACCAATGCCCTGCATGGCGGCATCACCTAGCCGCTTCTCCTGCAACATGTCGCGCATTTCCGTCGCAGACAGGGTAAGCGGAACCGATGGCTGATAACCCAGCGATGCCGGCACCGAAAGCTGCGTATAATTGCGCCCGAAATTTGCCGACTGGTCGAGCCCGGTAAATACCTGGGCAATATAGGGCATCGGGCGCCAGATGGTGTTGCCGGTGCGTTCGGCGGTTTCGCCTTCGATGGTGAATTTGCCGAACAGCTTCGACACGACCAGCGCATCTTCGAACTTTTCGAAAACCTGATCGAATGCGACGAGTTCTTCTTTGCTGAAGGAGTTTGGCACGTGATAATCCTTTGAACTGTGAGAGACACGGTGAGAGACGCATTGGTCTCGATCACGCCGGGGTCTCTTCCGTCACAGCCGAAGGGCGCTGAGTTTGGCGTATGCTGCGCTTATTGCGCGGGGATATTTATTTGCAAGGCCCGCCGAACACAGCATCGGTCTGGTTAATGCCGCAGGACATGCATTTCAGATGGAAGTTCCCATGCTGGCAGTATGCCGTAAGGGCTTCGCAGCCGCAGTTACAGGTGAACACAAGATCGTCGGATGATGCGCCGACCGGGAACTTAAATATCCCTTTATCGGCGCCGCACGACGGGCATTCCAACTGCCACACACCGACGGGTGCAACAGCTACCCATTCATGGCGGCATCCAATGCAGAGCGCTTCGCCGGCCAAGTGAGGGGCTCTCTCTTCACGAGCCTGGGCTAGTGAGATTATCTCCGCGCCTGTCATCGCCACTCCTCTTGTCGCGGCCCCCGGCACTTCGACCATTTGGGGAACCAGTGGCGCAGAATGCACCAATCTGCACAGGTCGGATGCTTGGCCTTGTGGGCGTCGCAAGGGGGAGAGAACGAAGCGCTTAACTTCGGCCTCTCCCCTGCCATATCAAGCTGGTGGCGTCAGAGCCGCATCAGCCGTAGCAATCGCTTGGCTGGTGGCAGTCGCGTCGGCGGTCAGCGTGGCAATCTGCTCATTGGCCGCAGCCAGAGCGGTGACGTTCGCAGCGTCAGCCGCGTCCTTGGCCGCCGACGCACTGGCAGCATGGGCAATATAGGCATTGAATTCGTCAACAAGGGCCATCAGTTTTCTCCTGAAATCAATTTGCTCGGCGTCGAGATCAACAACAGGGGCCTCGCCGAGAAGAACGGCCCATGCGTAACGAATGCGGAGGATCCAGGGCATCATGCCGCGTCGCGCAAGCTGCGCTTGTAGGCCACGACAGCCGTGCGGTTGCCGGTGCGCTCGGCTTCCTTTTCCAGTTTCTCCAGCGCCTTGTC